CAGCAGCAAGTTCTCTTGCATACTGAATACCACCCTGCAATTGAAGGATCTCTGAAATAACTTTATTCAACTCATCTTCAAGCTTAACCTTATAAGCTTGCTTGTCTTTTAGAGTTGCTTCCCATTTATCTAAAGGGTTTGCCATTAAGACCAAGGCTTACCAACAGCAGTTGTTGGAGTTGCAAGAGCAGCATCAATAGCAGCTTCTACAGCAGCAACACCGTCTGTACCTAAAGCAGTCTTAACCCATCCAATGCAAACAGAATCACTAAGGCTGTCATAAGCAACGAAGTCAGAAGGAAGACTAGAAGGCTTTGTAAAAGTTACCTCACCTGTTTGTCTTGAATCAGGTGCTTCTGTGTTGTCAGAATCATCAATTGCTTTGCAACGCCAAATCACCTTATTCACATGACCATCAGATAGGTCACGTTCCATTGTGTTGACTTGCCAGACTTTGTTGATTGCCATTGGTCTAATGTTTTAGGAATAGTTTAGCCGTTTTCAGAGACAAGCTCTTGTAATAATTCTATTCTTGCTTGCTTCTTGATAATTACTTGTGTTTTCTCTTGTTGGGATTGAGCAACACCGTTATATTCTTCAACTAAAGCTTTAAGATCTGCTTCTTCAGTTGCAAGGCGTTCTTGTGGGGTTGGCATAAAACAAATATATGTTTCTACAATATAAAATCAATAAGATAAACTGACAAGTTCGGCCATTAGGACGGTTTGGTAGGCCATGTCACTGTACTTTGATCCAAGTCATAGGCTTCATCTAATTTCGGATCTGCTGTTGAAGGTAAGTCTCTTAATGCTTGCCTATAAGTAGCCCATTCTGCTTTCTTGTCAGAAGATAAACCATTGTCATCTAAGCGAGTCCAATCAGATTCAGTAAGAAGACGATCTCTTTTTCTTCTTAAAAGAACAAATCTTTCAATACTATCTAACCTTGTTATCTCTGCTTGTATTTCATCTTTAGTTGGAGCTGTTGTCGTGTTATCACTATGCCATTCTATAGAGTCATAAGAACTTATATTTTCTTCGTCATCATAAAAAGTCCAGAAAGATGAAGGTCTTAAACTATAAAGTGCTGTTTTGATGTTGTGTTTCATTAGTTCTCGTATTCAGTAACCCAAAGTTCACCGCCGTTATTGGGTAAAGATGAATATCCCCACATTAAATCTCTTGAACCGTTTTGACTAGGCTGATACCTTTGTGCTTTATAAGTTGTGCTTGATGTTGTATTAGGATGATCTAAGACAGTAAAAACAGAATAACCCACCCTATAAATCATGTGTCGAGAAATAAACCAGTCGCTATCAACACCATCATCAATTTTCGTGCTATCTCTTAGAATCCTCAGTCTGCCTGTAGCAGTATGATCGTTATCGTTGTCTCCGCAAATTGATATTCTTACAGACACAAGGAAACGACTTGACGCACTGCTAGGCGTGACAGTTACAGACATCCCTGCAAGATCAGTCCAACTACTACTACCATTTGATGAAATTGTTGTAGTTAAAGCACCAAGAACAGGTTTAGCTAAAACCTTTCCTCCACCTGCTGTTGCTTGGGACGTTCCATCACCAAAATAAATTGTCATTAGCTCACCTCCTGTAAACCCATCTTATACTTTTTACCTGTTCGATTGTTAATCATAAAGATGTTTTCATCTCCTTCTTGGAGCGTCCAATCTCCCCACGTTCCATCAACTGAATTTGATTTGCCTTCATTAGAGAAGTGCATATCGTTCACGTATAAGTTTGCCCAACGGTAAGAAGAATCACCAAGATTGTAAGTATTATTTGACTCAGGTTTTAAGTCTCCAGCAACAACACATCCATAACTTTGTGTATAGAACTTTTGTGAGTTGTCGTAGTAAAGAGAAACGTGTGCGTTTTTAGAACAATAAACAGCATTTTCACTTGCTGCGTTTCTTAATATTAGATGTTCCGCAGCAGATACATATAAATTCTCTCCTGATGCACCAGTTGATATAAACAAATCCCCATCACCGTTATGAGCTATATAAGAAGCACTTCCGTTTGCATAGATTTGTAGATCATCTGAATTTCCGATACCTAAACCAGAACTTGTACCACCTCCATCCCCGAAGTGTAGATAACCAGTTATAGTTGCGCCAGTACTATGTGTATGGAATTTCTTACTGTTGTCGTAATAGAGTTCTACGGCTCCGTCAGAAAGGAAACGAGCCATATTTTCAGTACCACCTTTAGTGATCGTTATATTCCCAGCATTTTCTAGTTGTAGAGTTCCAGTAGTATTTGAGATGAAAGAATGAGAACCTGAATGGTAGATTTGTAAATCATCCCCATTCCCGAAAACAGCTTTACCGTTATCTTTAATAGATAAACTAACTCCTGATGTATTTGGAAGAACTAATTGTCCTTGTATTCTTGTGCCCGAACTTTCCGTATTTAGCTTCAGTGTGTTGTCGTAATA